CACCCGCCCGTGAGCCGCCGGAATCCGTCGGTCACCCGCTTGACGAAATCCGGCTCGCGGGAACGCCAGTAGCGAGGATCGCGCATCATCTTGCGCAGCGCCGCCTCATCCATGGCTTCCGGGGCGTCCGCATGGCGGGCCAGGGCCGGTTCGCCCTTCTCCATCATGCGGTGCAGCGCGATCACCCCGTCGGCTGTGGTGGAGAGCGCCGCCAGCACCTCCTCGGGCAGGTTGACACGGCCCCAGGCGGCAATCTGCCGTGCGGTGCGGCGGAAGCGTTCCTCACCGCCGAACTCGGTGCGGAGCCAGTCGCGCTGCCGCTCCGCCTCGAACTGGGACGCGGCCTCGGCCACGATCGGCAGCAGCCGCTCAGCCGCCAGGTCATAGACGAGTTGCACCTGCGAGGGCGTGAAGCCCGCACGATGAAGCGCTGCGTTCACCTCCGGGTCGGAGCCAATCAGCGCGTGCCGCGGCTCGATGGCATAGTCGTCCGCTGTATCGGGCACGCCGATGGCGCGGCGGAAGCGTCCGATTTTCCGCCAGAGATAACTCTTTGATTTTGCGAGGCTACTAGAGAGCCTTAACCGCGCGCATACCCGGGAATATACCCGGCCACGGAACACTTTAGCCAGAGCTGTGTTGGCGACCGAGTTGACAGGATTGGCGCCGCTCAAGCAGCGAGCAGGTCCGCCCGCGCATGCGCCCGCGATGCGCACAGTGGGAACCACGGCTTGTCTGTGAGCAAGACTCCCGGCTACTGTTTCGACATCACGAAAACGAGAACAATCCTTGCCGTACGACGCCTTGTACGTGCGCGCCATGCAGCGCGACATCATTGAAGATATCTTTGTACGAACGGCCGACGAAAACTACATAACCGCGCGCTGGTGCGCGTTCAATTCACTTCAGGTCGATTTCTTTTGGCTTAGTGTACATGCTCTCGAAAAGTACATGAAAGCAGTTATTCTGGTTAATGGCGGATCAGTTGTCGACAAGAGCCACGACATTGTCGAACTATTCGATGATGTGAAGTCTCTCGCGCCCACACTCATCCCGGATGTGTTAAAAAAACCAGAAGACTTTATTGAGGAGCTTTGGTATCCAAACAACACTCGAGATTTTGTATCTCACCTATTCAGAGAGGGGAATGCCCACAATCGCTATCTGCTTTATGGGTTCCTCAAGCACTTTGCAGATCTTCCAATGCTGGATCGCACTGTCTTTATCGTTCGCCGCCTGATCTGCAGTTTAGATGAGCCGCTGGTCTCGCAGGCGATCCCAGACGCTCCGACCACTACCCATCGGCAGTGGCTTGAGCTCAACTCGAACTATGCTGCGCGCCTGAACATGCCTCTGGACATCATGATTCAGGCCAAAGGTGAGAGCCCGCTTCGGCATGCAGCGCTAAATCAGAATCATGCGTTTGCGCCTGCCGATTTCCCACACGTGGTGCCGAAGCTGGCGACATCATCACGGAATCCGGTCTTGGTTCGGCGGATTCTGGAGCCCCTTAAGAGTGATGATTCTGCCACGGCTAGACTTGGAATGACGCTTGCTCAATGGACGCTGAACAATATTAAGCTTCCAGGAAGCAAGCATAAGCCCGGAATCTTGCAGCAGATCAGGCAAGCAATGGAAAATGCACGGAAGAAGCACCCTGATCTATAGCACTCGTACGCAAGTAGCTCGGCATGGCAACTAAGGGCCTCGATACTCCGGCATCAGGGGCAGGCGACACCAGTCGAATAGGTGGCGCTCTTGGAGCTAATCTCGACCTTTCTAACTACCGCTTCAGCTAGCCGACACGGCGCCCTCTGCCCCGAAGCGGGCGCAGAGGAGCGCCGGCAGGCTGCGCACGCGGCTCTACTTCAAGTGCAGGGACCTGCGCGCGCAGTGTGATCCGCTTAGCCTTGGACGCATCGACATATGCACTGACCTCCGATTGAAGCCAACGGACGCACCGAGGGCTCAGCTGCACCCCCAGCGGGAAATTGCCGTCTTTCATCCATTTGTAGATGGTAGACACTCCCAGGCCCGTCTGAGCGGTCACCTCATCGATGGAGATCAGCCGGTCAGGGGCGGCGCTCTGCGCCCCCAAGAAGACCGAGCCGTGGATCGAACCGTCAGGCATTGGCAGCCCCTTCCCTCTCCTTCGCCGCCAGCAACGCGGCACGCGCCACCTTTCCCGCCTCGGTGGCGGACCAGCCCTCCGGCGTCTCCACCGCTAGGCGCAGCGCCCGCAGCCGGCGGAGATCCATCAGCAGCGGCCGGTAGTCGCTGGATCGGTCGGCCCGCAGCCGCGGCGCTCCGCTCTCCGGCAGCCAGAGGAGCGTCCGGCGGTCGCCCCGGCTCAGCGCCTTGATCAGCCGCGCCGCGCCCTCAGCGTCGCTGGTCGGGTTCATCAGGACGTAGCTCGTGACCTTGCGGACCCCTAGGGCGGCCAGGATCCGGTCGCTGAGAGGGCGCCGCGCTGCCAAGGTGTCCGAGACGAAGCTCGGCGCCAGGCCCGCGCCCCGGGCCCAGGCGTCCTGCGAACCCGCCGCAGCGATGGCGGTGCGCAGCAGCCCGTAAAGGTCGGCCTCGCCGATCTGAGTCCCCGTGGTGTCACTCATCGCCGGCGCGCTCCTGGGCGGGCGGGTTGTCGGCGCGCGGGTTGACGCTACTCACGCCGTAGGCCGCCATGCCGACAGCTGTGGCGAAGCCGGGATCGGCAGGCAGGGCTTCGACAAGCCGTTGCCCGAGGTCCTGCGTCTCCCCTTTCATGCGGGCAAGCATGTCGAACAAGGTGGAGGTATCCACTTCAGACGTCACGCACCGCGGCTGGCCCGGAGCATCATCGTGCTTCACAGGCGGCCTCACTTCATCAGCCATTGCGCGTCTCCATCAGTGCATTCCCGGCGCCAGCCTCGAGCGTCGCGACGTAGGCGTATCCCCGCGCCGAGAGGTACGCGGCCGAGCAGCCCCCTTCCCGCCCCTCGACCCACCAGTGCCCGCCGCCATCGGCAAAGAGCGTGTCGGTGATCCACCGCGCGACCACCTCGCGGCCGTCCGGCGCGCGCAGCTTGTGCGCGAAAGCCGCCTGGTGCTCGGGCGGCACCAGGCCGTCCCAGACCACCGCCGCCCGGATTTGCTCGCGCTGCAGGCCGGCGCGCCGCTGCACGCTAACGGGAGCGCGAATCCCCTTCATTCCGTCACGCATCAGCGGCCCCCGGCGGCTTGACGTGGCGCTGGTAGGCGGTGGAGCGGGCAGCCTCGGCGCGCTTCCAGTGCGACTGGTCCTCGAGCTGGCGCAGGGCATCCATGGAGCGGAGCGCCCGGTCGATCGTCCGGAGCACGGAGGCGGCACCAGTGCAGCGCTCGAAGGCCGCCACGATCTCGTCTGTCCGGATCTCCGCGTTGCTCCGCACGCGCGGCGCTTCGGTGGTCTCACTCATGCCGCGTCCCTCAGCAGCCAGCGCAGGATGGGCTGCAGCTCCATGAAGACGGCGGCCGCGAGGAAGGGCAGCAGAAGCAGGGCGGCCAAGGTGCTGGCCAGGTCCACCGCGGCCCTAGAACGGGATGTCGGCATCGGCAGCCTCCGAGCGGGTGGTGATGACGCGCGGCGCCTCGCTGCAGCTCTCGGACCGGAGCACGAAGAACTGCAGCTCGGGGTTTGCGATGGCGAGGCGCTCCGCCTCGCGCTGGGCGTGCTCCGCTGTCTCGTGCCGGTAGCTCGGCGGCTTCATGCCGGTCGGGCACCAGACCACCCAGAAGGTGCGGAACGGCCGCCGGGCCGCGACCCGGTGCCCGAGCAGGTCACGCATCGGAGCCGCCCTCCTCCGCCTGATCGGCAGGCGCATCGACGCGAGCCCTTCCTGCCGGCGTCGGGACGTAGGTGTTGAAGGCCACGCCAGCCGCGAGCCACCCGGCCGCGATGCAGCGATCAATGGCGGTCTGCCGATCGAACTCTGGATGGTCCGCAGCCTTGCTCTGCGGCACGTCGGCATAGATGCCGGCGCGCCGAACGCAGCCCTTCTCCCGCGCCTTCGAGAGAACGCGGTGGAGCGCCGGGGTGCACTTGTCCTGCGGCCAGGGCCGCGGCTCCGGGACGTGCTCGGGCGCCTGGCTGTCGAGCGGCAGCGCGATCTGGGTCTCGGTGTCCATGGCAGTCAGACCCTCATCGGCATGAGGACCGCCAGGCCGGCGGGGAACTCCACCCGCATCGGCGCGTGGGGATCCTGGATGTGGAAGGTCAGGCCGCTCGGAACGGCGTGGGCCAAGGCACGCAGGTAGCGCATCTGGAAGCCCACTTGGACCTCAGGTGAAGCCTCGTCCCAGGCCGCCACGTCCTGCGGCATCTGCAGTTCTGCCTCACCCTGGTCCGGGCTGGCGACGGTGATCCACACCGTGGTGTCACCCTGGCGCTTCTCGATCCGAACTGGACGCGAGCGCTCGGAGGAGATGCTGGCCGCCATCTCCAGCAGCCGCGCGAAGCCCTTCGGGTCCGGCACCTTCAGGCGCCGCTTGGCCTGCCCTTGGGCCGGCACGACCCGCCGCCAGTCCGGGTAGGTGCCGTCGATCACCTTGGCCTGGATGACCCAACCCGGCGCGACAAAGCGCACGCGCGTGTCCGAAACGGTGACCCTGACGGTGCCGGTCAGGCGCTGGGAGAGAAGGCCCCGCACGACCGACACCGCGCCACGCGGCACGATGACGTCGGGCATCCGCGCCGCGCCCTCCGGCACCTCCTCCTCCGCCAGTGCGAGGCGATGACCATCCGTCGCCACCGTGCAGAGCTTCGCCTCCGGCGCGGTGGCGATGTGGAGATAGAGGCCGTTGAGGTAGTAACGCGTCTCCTCGGTGCTGATCGCGTGCCCTGGCAGGGTCAGCAGCCGCCGCAGCGACGCGACCGGAATGTCGAACTCGCAAGCCCGCGGTGCTGGCCCGTTGAACGAGGGGAAGTCCTCCGCCGGCAGGGCGAACATCTTCGCGGTGAGACCAGGCGCACGCAGGATCAGGCGGCCCAGCGCCTTGTCCTCCTCCAGCGTCACTTCGGTATCGGCAGGCAGGCGGGCGAGCAGGTCCACCAGAACCTGGGCGGAGACGGTGACCGGGCGCAGCGTGCCGCGCGCCGGGGCGCTGGCGGCGCCGCGAAGCTCCATGTCGGTGCCCACAGCCGTCAGCACCTCATCCTCGACCTGCAGCAGCAGGTTGGAGAGGATCGGGACCGTGTTTCGCCGCTCGGTGGCGAGCTTCGCGATCCGCGCCGCATTCAGCAGGTGCCCGGCCAGGACCAGTGCACCGCTCGCCGGCGCGACGCTGGTCGCCTGCACCTCGCCTTTCTCGGCATAGGTCATCCCATCAGCCATGCGCCTGCACTCCCTCGGTCTCGGGTTGAATTCGGCAGTGAGTGAAGGGGTCCGGCTCGACATGGCCGGGGTTGCAGCAGCGGCGCCAGCCGCAGACGGCCGCGACACCGTCGGCGCCGATGACGCCCGTCCAGGTCCAGCAGGGCGTGCCCAGACGCGGATGCGGCGCGTCGCACACCAGGATCAGCCGACGCAGGTCGGACGGGAGGGCGTCGGGTGTCACCGCGGCGCCTCCATGACGACGATCCCGTGCGCCTCGAGACGAAGGCAGAAGATCTCCACCACCCGCGCCCGGTCAGGGAACGGCAGGGTTCCGTCCTGCCGCGCCACGATGTCGGCGAGCGCGGCGCCGACCTGGCGCACGCCCTGCTCAGACAGGGGACCAGCGGCGAGCCGGACGATACTCGACAGTGCGGCGGGAACGTCCCCGACCTTGCTGGTCGCCACGGCGGCGATGCGATCCATCGCCTCGGCGGGGGTGCAGCACGCCATCAGGCCGCCCTCCCCGCGGTGGCGGTCGGCAGGCCGGTGCCTTCGCCCATGGCTCAGCCGCCCTCGATCGCGCGGGCAGCCTCGGCGATGAGGCGGACACCGAATGGGGTCGGATCGACCAGCACGACGCGGCGGTCAGCCGTGCTGATGCGGCGGTGCGCCAGGTTCAGATCGCGCAGGCGGTCCAGCGCGCGGGTCACGACCGGCTTGGACACCTCGAGCGAGGCGGAGAGGCTCGCCACGGTGGTCTCGCCAGGGCGCTCTACCGCACGGGCCAGGACGGCGATCTGGCGGACGGTGATGTTCGCGGAGAGCTTCTCCACCGCCTCGAAGGCGGTGGCGACCTTGGCGCCGGCGGCACGCAGAGGGGCGCTCTGCAGCTGGGCTGCGGTGGCGCAGCCCGACTGGTTCGGCGTGGCGCGGGCGAAGCCCTTGGGGGACAGGTCGGCCATGGCTCAGGCCCCCGTCACGGTGAAGGGGGCGCCGGCGCTCATCTCGGCCGCGCGCTGGCAGGCGAGTTCCACCAGCTCCGGGACGAAGGAGCCGCGCCGCCGCAGGGCCTGGGCGCTGCACCCGCCCTTGGCATCGGTGATGTCGATGATGTCCAGCGCCATACGCCGGATGGCGGCCTCGCGCATGAGCGGGCCACGGGTGCGGGCCCAGGCGTAGGCTTCGTTCAGCAGCCCGGGCCAGGACGGCGCAACGATATGCTTATCGTTGCCGTTCCCAGTCAGGCCTAGCGGGTAAAGGCCGACGCGGACCACCGCGCGATCGCGTGATCCGGAAAAGATGTTGGCGGACACATCCGCCTTCGGCCCAAGCATGCCTCGGAGCACGTCGAGGTGGCCCCAGACTGCCTGGACGGACATAGCCTCCTCCGCTGGCGGCAGGTCGGCGGCGACAGGCAGCGCGGGCTCATTAACGCCGATATCCGGCATGGCTCCCTCCAGATCCGGAGGGGCACTCCCTCCGTACGTGTGGCGCTAATGTGCAGGAACGCAAACGCACGCACAAGTGCAAAAACGCACATACCGCATTTTCCATGGCATGGATGCACACGCGACGCTAACGATGTTCTCGAATCGTTCTCGCGGAATGGAGTCGCAATGCCGGCGTATCTACTCGAACCGGACCCGGAAAAACTTTGGCACGCGGACTGGACCGCAACCGATCATCAGATCGAATGTGTCGTCATCGCCGAGGATGAAAGTCGCGCACGGCAGTACGCAGCAGACCGGTTCCGTGCTGATCCAGCCCAGGCAGGACTATCCGACCCTTGGACGCAGGTGGACCTGGTGAGGGTCCGGCGCCTGGACAGCGAGAAGGACAAGGCACCCGATTTCCCCGCGGGGACCGTGATCCCGTTCATGGGAATTAAGATGAGCGCAGCGTGACCACGCTCATGGCGGGATCAGACGCGGCGGTGGCGTCGCCGCTTGTCATGGACCTTCACCGGCGCGGCCCATTCGATCTGGGCGTCTAGGATCGGAGGTGCATTGTAGCTTGTCAGAGTGAACAGGTGCTCATGTGACCCGGGCATGACCATTTTTATGTAGGTAGGCCCGTCAACGACGCGCACCACGCATTCATTGTAGAGGCACTCGCTCCGATCAAAGCCTGCGGCACGGGTGTAGATCAGGGCGTCCCCATCCCAGTAGGCGGGAAACATGCTCATGCCCCGGACGATAGCCGCCACCGCGCCATCCTCGAGCCCGGGCGGGCCGTCGATTTCATCCAGGGGTTGGTCGCCATCCTCGGGAATTGGAAACACTTGCTCTCCGGCCCCTACATAGCCGACCACAGGGATCTTCCTGCCGGATAGGGCGGCCGGCACCGGAACGCGAATGCCTGTGGCCTCTTGGAGCCGGGCCAGCGTTCTGGCAGACAACGTGTGGCTGATGTCGTCGTTGTTCATGAAGCGGGTGAGAGTCGAGGCAGCCAGCCCAGCCTTTCGCGCTAGACCGGTCGCATCCAAGCCCGTCTCGCGCATCATGCGCTCGACCAGCTCCCTTGCCGCCTTCTTCGTCGTGTCCATGTGAGCAAACTTGCACAAGGGCGCGTGAACGTCTGTTTGCAAGAACGCACTTGACCCGTGTGCAATTCCGCACATATGGTCCGTGCTCATGGCCGAACTACTCACCCCCTCGGATATCGAACAGCTCGCTCGCAAGGCGGGCAAGTCGATGGCGGACGTCTGCCGCGAGGCGGGTGTCGCTCCGTCGACCTTCTCGCGCTGGAAGGCGAAGCAGACCGAGCCCACGCTCGGTGTGTACCGGCGCCTCTGCGCTGCGGTCGCTGCTCCTGAGGCGTCCTGCCCTCCGGGCGAAAAGCCGACCTAACCCATGAACGGGCGCACCAACCCCATCGCCCATGCACGTCCAGGAATACCCGTGCGGGTTGATTACCAAGCGTTCCAAATCCCGCCGGGCGTGAGCTCGCCCTCCACAGTCCAGCCAAGGGAGGCCTGCCGTGCGCCAGCTCCTGTTTCCAGCCGCATTGCTCCTGGTTGGCGTCCTGGCGCTGCTCCGGGCGACGGGAGTTTCCCAGTGATGGGTGCCTCGGAAACCCTGCGTCCCGATCGCTGGCCCGACGCCATGGAGCGCTGGCTGCCGAGTGGTCCGGCCGAGCCCGGTACCGCTGCCATGCCGCCGCTGTCCTGCATCCGCCGCGGCGCGGTGGCGCCGATGTGCCTTTCGTCTCATGCGACCGATCTGCCTGAGTCCGCATCGGCTCGCACCTGGAACCGATCCACATGCCCGGGAGCCACCCATGAGTGACCGCCCTTGCGACAGCGACATGGCGCTCAAGACGCTGGCGCGTGTCCTGATCGAGAAGTCCGGCGGCCTGGAGGCTGCGGCGGCGTGCTTGCGCGGCCGGGTGGGCCGGTCCCAGCTCGCCAACTACCAGAGCCCGCACCACGACCAGTTCATGCCCGTGGACGTCGCGGCACGCCTGTCCATGGTGACGGGGGACGCATGCCTAATCGAGGAGATGGCGAAGCGCATGGGCTTCCGCCTGGTGCCGATCGGCGCCGTCGAGGCGGGCTGCGCGGTCCAGATAGTCTCGGCCGTGGCGCAGGAGACGAATGAGGCGCTGCAGGCGCTCTCCGCCGGCATGGCGGACGGCATGATCTGCGAGCGCGACCGGGACCGGATCCAGGGCGAGCTGCTGGACGTGGCGCGCAGGGCAAGCGAGGGCGCGGCCGCGCTGGGCGGCGCGGCGGCCAGGGTGGGCGGCGCGTCATGAATGACTCCACGATGCGGTCGCACCGGGTGTTTGCCGGCTGCCAGATGGCTGCGCGCGCCATTGCGATGGAAGGTGGGCTCGATCCCGACCTCTACGGCCACACGCTGATGGTGCCGGCGGCCCGATCTGTTGCCGCGTTCTATCGGGCCTGCGGCAACCCCGAGCATGCCGCCGTCCTCGAAGAGCTGGCGGACTCCTGGGCGGAGCAAGTGACCGCATGAGGCGCCCTATTCTTCACCAGTTGCCGAAGATTGGGCGGGCGCCATGACGCCGCGCATGTCCGCTGCCGAGTACCAGACGATGAAACAGCAGGTGCGCAGCCCCTCGGCCGCATTCCAGGCCAAGGGCCGCCTGCCGGTAGGCACGATGAACAAAACCGAGGAGGCCTTCGCTGCCCACCTCGAGGCACAGCGCCACGCAGGCGAGGTGCTCTGGTGGAAGTTCGAGGCGATCAAGCTGCGCCTGGCCGACAACACGTTCCTGACGGTGGACTTCGCGGTCCTCCCCGCCAGCGGCTTCCTCACCATGGTCGATGTGAAGGGCGCTGCCGCCATCTTCACTGAGGATGCACGGGTGAAGATGAAGGTGGCGGCGGACCGCTTCCCCTTCGCCTTCCAGGTCGTCATCCCGCGCAAGGCCCGGGACGGTGGCGGCTGGGACATTCAGGAGATCGGCCGTGGCTGACGAGCAGGATGTGCCTGAGCCCGACGTCGGCGGCATAGCGTCTGACCGTCTGCGCTCGATCATCGAGCGTGTCGAGCGGCTGGAGGAGGAGCGCAAGGCTCTCTCCGACGACATCAAGGACATCTTCACGGAGGCCAAGAGCGCCGGCTTCGAGGTGAAGGTGGTCCGCCAGATTATCAGGATCCGCAAGCAGGAGCCCGCCGAGGTGGAGGAGCAGGAAACGCTCCTGGACCTCTACCGCCGGGCTCTCGGGATGTGACCATGAGCACAGACGATCCCGCGCCCCTCACCCCTTCGGATTGCGACTTGCGGGGCCTGCCCTTCATGCCGCTGGATGTCGTGCGGCTGGGGGATAGCGACCTGGTGGCGCTCTCCACCGGGGATGAGTTCAAGGCGGCCGTGCTGCTCTGGGGCAAGGCCTGGTTGCAGGTGCCCGCCGCCAGCCTGCCCGATGATCCGCGCATCCTGGCGCATCTGTCCGGCTCCGGCTCGCGCTGGTCGAAGGTGGCCGCGGTGGCGCTGCGCGGCTGGGTGAAGTGCAGCGATGGTCGCCTCTACCACCCCGTCATCGCGGAGAAGGCGCGCGAGGCGTGGTCCTTCCGGCTTCTCCAGCGGGAGCGCAGCAAGCGTGCCAATGAGAAGCGCTGGGGATCGCGCGGGGATGATGCGCGGGATGCTCACGGGATGCCCGACGCATCCCCAGAGGCATCCCCGCGAGGTCCCCGCAAGCATCCCCACGGCGATCCCCATGGGGATGCCCGGCGCGATCCCAAGGGACAGGGACAGGGACAGGGAAAAGAAGAAACCCCCTCGCCCCCTTCGGGGGCTCCCTCCCCCGGCGGCTCGACGGCGCTCGGCATGCGGTTGCCGGAGGACTGGCAGCCCAGCGAGGCCGATCGGCAGTTCGCGCACAGCCTCGGCCACGATCCTGACGCGCTGGCGGCCGGCTTCCGGGACTACTGGCGCAGCAAGCCCGGCAAGGACGGCCGCAAGGCCGACTGGTCCGCGACCTGGCGCAACTGGTGCCGCAGCCAGGACCGCTTCGCCCACCCACGCGGTGGCGGCGCGCCCTCCCCGACCGGCAAGTCAAAGGTGGGCTGGATGAACGACCCAGAGGCATTCGAGAGGATGGCCGCCGAATGAACGCCGTGACCCCGCGCCATGCCGGCGCCGTCTCCCCGACCACCCTGGAGCCCGTCGAGCCGAGGATGAGCCGGGCTCTCGCGGTGGACGTGGCGCGCCTCGCCGACCCGGATCCTGCTGCCCAGGCGCTGCGCAGCTTCTCGCCGCGGTCCATCACGCCGGCGCAGCGCCAGGAGGCCGAGTGGGTCGCCGAGCGCTACCGCAAGATGCTCGATGCTCCGGTCACCCGGGCGCAGCTCGTGGCATGGCTCGGCGCGGTCAACGCAGCATGCCGCAACCCTCAGGACGAGGCAGACCTCCGGGTCAGGATCAACGCCATCGGCCAGGACTGCGCGCACCTGCCCGGCGCCTGCTTCACGGTGGAGAGCCGCCACGCCCTCTATGCCGAGACCCGGTTCTTCCCCTCGGCGGGCGACGTGCTGGCGGTGGTGGAGCCGATCGCTAAGGGCTGGCGGGCGAAGCTGGCTGCGCTGGAGCGCATCGCTAACGCGGGCGGTGGCTGCTCCCCTGCCCTCGCCCATGAGCCGCAGCAGGAACAGCGCACCCCGGAGGTGGTAGCGCATGTCGCGGCTCAGCTGCAGGCCTTCAAGGCGGACGTGGCCGCTAGGCGCAACGACGCGCCGGCCGGCTCTGAGGCGCGCCCCGTCACGCCGCGGCACCTCACGCCAGCGCAGCTTGCGGCCACGCTCCGCCAGCAGATCGCCAGCGGCAAGGACCCGTTCGGGGTGGCAGCGATGCGGCTTCGCGCGCTCGAGCAGCGGCATGGTGCTGGAACAGCAGGGGGAACACGGTGAGCTACGACAGGAAGGCTCCGGAGCCGCTGAAGGGTGGCACGGAGCTTGGGTTGACACTGGCAGCCGGGACGGTGGCGCAGGGCCGGGCCTATGTGATGACGGACGAGCTGCGGGATGAGCTCTACATCGGTGCGCTGGCGGCGGATGCGACGGGCCGATTCACCCGGCCGATGGGCAAGCCCGAAGACCGGAACCGGCGCATCAACGTCGGCGAGGATTATGGCTGGAACCCTCGGCAGCAGGCAGCGGCACGGCACCTCCGTAATCTCTGGCGCCGGAGCCTGCGCGGCATCGGCGCGCCCGGCGGATATGGTGATCGCACCCGCGGCGGTGGCGGGGAGATCAGCGACGAAGAGGCGCGGGATGCCACCGAGGCCTTCCGGGAATACTCGGCAGCTATGGACTGGCTCGGAGCGCGGTGCAGCGCGCGGCACGTCGGCGCCGTGCGCCTGGCCGTGATCCATGAGGACGCGCCCACGCTGGGCCGGTCCTACTTGGTGCAAGAGGGGCTGACCGTACTCGCGGATTTATGGAGGCTGCGGTGAGGGAACCATCTGAAGTAGTCCGTGCATCGCTGGAGTTGAGCAAGGGCGACGACAATCCGAACCGTGTCGCAAGGAATGTGCTGCACGACCTTCGGAGCGCCGGCTTCGATATCTGGCATAGCGCTTCGAGTCTGCTGCCAAACGAGATCAGCGCCGAGGATCGGCGCGCTCTGATGATCGGCCGCGCAGCTTGCTGGTTGTTAAAGGTCAGACCGCGCTGCCAGATCAGGTATCCCAAGCGGGAGATCGATTGGGCGTTCTCATCCAGTGCCTCCCTTCCCTCAACGCCTCCCGCTGTTCAGAAATGGTTCGGCACAGGCATGCCTTAGCTACTTGCCCTGGATTCCTTCGTGACCGTGCGACAGCCTAACCAAGCGCCGGTCGCCGTGGGACACAAGTTTTCACCTCAGTCAGGTAGCGCGGCACCGAGTAGCTCCAGAATCAGTCCACCGCAACGCGCCAACCCAGCATCACCACGGCGCCCGCGACAAAAACCGCAAGGCCAAGTCCCAGATGCGTCCAAGTCAGGGCAACGGCGCCGAGTGCAAGAAGCGCCGCAACCCACAGGTAGAAAGCGGTGCCAGCCATTTCCTACCTCCTTGCAAAGGCTGTTGTACCGTGCAACTCGGCATCTGCTAAGCGCTCAGCCATAAGCGCTGAGACGCTATGTTGGTCCGGCACACTGTCGCGCGACCAAGTCGGCACGCCGAGCATGAGGAACAGCTTCGCACCCGCATCAGCGATCTCAGCTGCGGAGGCCGAGTTTGGGGTCCACGTGGTTCCTGCCGCAGGAAGCATGCAGAACTGACTCTGAAGGTCCACGCCCGCCGTCGCGACACGAGTGGAGCCTCGGTGCAGTTCCCAAGAGACCTTCCATTGCCCTGGACTATCAGCCTTGGGAAAGGAACCCCCAGCGGGTTCGATGTTGTTAGCTAGACGCCACATCATCTTACTCATCGGATGCTCCACGAGCCGGACTTCCGCCAGCTTAGATCTGTAGACGGCGTTGGTCGTTGCTCAGTGCTCCTGGAATTCACACACACGGCTCCAGTGCTCCTCGGCACGGCCCTCGGGGCAGCCCTCCTGCCGCCAAAGCACGTAAGCACGCTGGCGGAAATGTTGCTCGAGCGCGCGCCTCCAGCAATCGCCGTCCTGACCTACAGGTCGCCCTGCCTCAATCCATAGAAAGTAAGCCCGTTCACGCACAGCCTGCTCAAGGCCGAGCTTCGTCTCCGAACTGCTGCTGAGCTCATCGCCGTACGGCTGCAGCGGGCCACTCCGGCTAGAATGGGATTTCGCCGTGAACTTCCGGAGTTCCTCATCCGAACCCAGTTCACTGTGTGCCGCGGCTTCCAGAGCCTTTGCTTCATAGCTCTCATTCGTGGCGGAGGCCTCCGCCCCGCCCAGGGTGACTGGGAAGGTATGTCTCGCCAACCCGTATTCATCGAGTACGTCGATAAGGCGCTCGGACATGACTCTGTTCCTCTCATGTTTGGCGGATCAGATGGTCTGCGCACGTCACGTGCTGCTGGCCCAGAACTCGCTGGTGCCTTGACCACAGATTGCATCTGCGACGATCGAAGGCGATGCATCCTTGATCAGCTTGGAAACTGATCAGCGACGCAGCCACTTTGCACGGCTCGGCCCCACCGCTCGTTGCACGCGCTTGCGTGGGAGTCGCAGCAGGAAGAAGACTATAACTAAGTGCTTCGGCTCTATCGCGAATATCTTAGAGCCAAGGGCTTACGAAGCGGCCACTCACGGCTTTTCCCTGTCAGACAAGGTTCAGGACTTCTAAGCCTGAACTTCAAATCAGAGAGGCTTGCGAGGCGATATCGGCACCGAGCTCTCATTTCGGGCGAGGTGCTGACGAGGCGCCGCGCTCTGGGCTACCCTCCGTCCCCGCTCGAACTCCCAGCGCACCGGATTCCGAGCTTTGGAGCGGTGCTCAGCCATGCCCTCGTTCTCGCTGCGCTCCTCCGCAATGCGATCGGCCATCTCGGCCTCATGATCTTGTCCCATCACGAATCTCCTTTCGGGCAATCGCCTGCCTGCATGGATCACGGCGCTGGCCGCTTACCCGCGGTTCGAAATGGAGAGACAATCGGCAGGTGGCCAATGCTCTAGATGGTCATTCGCTACTGCACGCCACAGTGCGTGGCGGAGCACTCTTCCGTGTCCAGTGCCGGCGCCCGCCAACGCCGTGGGCAAAGTGACAAGGAAGCCGCCATCATCAGCCTCGCTGCCTAGCCGGCAGCATCGAATCAGATCTCCCGAATCCGCGCGACCCGAATAAGCTCTTGGTATTGCTGGAGCCTCGTGGGCCATTGCGGCGGCCGAGAACCGGATTGCTCCCGCGCTGGAGGCAGTTAATGCTGAGGGTTCCTAACATGGGCCGCCCCATTCTCGTCCTGTTCGGCGGGGCGATGGTGCGGTGAGCACTCGCCCAACCCTGATATTCCGCTTGACGAGCCGTCTTCGAAGTAGATAGATCGCGGTGCCGGGCTAAGTGCGCCCGGAGCCCAGCGCCCCGCCGGCACCCGCGCGGGGCGCTTCTCATTTCAGCTTCAGCTATTGACGTAGGAGCGGCCAGTGAGCGTCCGCGTCGCCGAAGACCGCTCCATAGCGGTTCGGCCCGGTCAGCTCGTCCGCACTACGTGGGTGGACATCGATCTCTGCCGTCTCGGCAACCGCGCGCAGATGAGCCCCGAAGCCGTCGAGAGGAAGTTCCGCCGCCTGCTCAACCTTGGTGACTGCGCCCCCTGGCCCCCTGTCGTCGGGCATTGGGAAGGTAAGCGCTTCACCATCTGCGACGGTCGCCACGACTACCTGGCCAGTCTCATGATTGGCCGAGACAAGATCTTCGTCTGCTGGCTGGAGGAGGCGACATGCTGAGCATCTCCGCCACGGCCGACGTCGCCGCTGCGCGCCGCATGCTGGGCAGTGCCACGCGGCAGCTGCCTTTCGTCACCGCTATGGCGCTGACGACTGTGGTGAAGCAGGCGCAGGCGGCGGAGAAGCAGGCGCTGCCCTCCGTGTTCGACAAGCCGACGCCCTTCACGATGCGCGGCATAGCCGTCCAGACTGCGAGTAAGGACAGGCCCACGGCAGCCGTCTATGTGCGCCCGCAGCAGGCAGCGGCAGGCCTGCTCCTTCAGGAGACGGGCGGCACGAGGACGCCACCGAAGCGGGCGCTGGTGCAGCCCGTGCAGGCCCGGCTCAACCAGTACGGCAACCTGCCCCGCCGCGGACTGAAGAACCTGCTCGCACGCCCTGACGTGTTCGTCGGGACCGTGAAGGGGATCGGTGGCGTTTGGCAGCGCCCCACGCGCGGCAAGCGCCGCGATGGCACGTCGGGCACCAAGGGCAACACGACGGCGAAGATGAAGGGGCAGTGGACAGGTCTGACCCTGCTCATCGCCTTTGAGGACGACGCGCAGTACCAGCCCCGGTTCGGGTTCAAGTCACGCGCCGTGAAGGTCATCAAGGGCGCTATGACGCCAGCCTTCCGCCAGGCGATGGCTCGGGCGCTGAAGACGGCTCGTTGAACCTTCGCTGCACTGCCGAAGTGCGTACAGCCCGTGAAGGGCGCAACAAAATGAATGCTTCAGACGCATACCGAGACCGTCAGGAACCCCAATCCACGCGCCCGCCGCATGCGCAGTATCATCGTTCGCAACATTGTTTCGCGGGTCCTTCCCGGGGACCTTCACGGACGCGGGTATTTCGCACCCCGGCTCTCGCGAGCGTCTGACCTGAAAACTACTGGACAACAACATTGAGGTGCCTGGATGAGCGCCGCGCTGGCGGCCGAGCCGCCACCGCGCAAGCGCCGCTCCCGAAAGACTGAGCCGTCGGCACCGCCAGCGCCTCGCATCGTCAACAAGCGGAACCTCTGCCGCGAGGCAGGGATCTCGCGGACCACGCTGGACGAGTGCCTCGCGCGCGATCCGACCTTCCCGGTCGTGAAGCGCGGTGGCGGCAACGGCGACGGATGGCAGTTCAACGCGCAGCTCGCCGTCGCGCGCATCGCCGAGCTGCTGGCGCGGACCGAGAAGGACCTGTCGCCGAACCAGCGCTTCATGGACCTGCGGGCCCGTGACCTGGAGCGAAAGCAGGCGATCGAGGCGGGCGGCCTCCTCGTCGCGGATCACATGCGCGCCGCCCTCGCCCGCGGCCTGACTGCCCTGCGGCGAGGGATGACAGGCACGATCCCCGTAAAGGCGGCCGAGAAGCTCGGACTGACGCGGGAACAGCAGCGGGCCCTGCGGGCGCTGATCGAGGACGAGCTGAGGATCTTCGTGACGGGCTTGGCGCAGACGGGACTACCCGATGCTGACGAATGACCCAGGTCCCTTCGCCGACGCGGATGCCCTGGTGCTGGACGCCTTCTCGGCGCTGATCCCGCCCGAGCGCCTCGCGCTCTCGGAGTACGCGGCGCGGAACCGCCTGCTGACGGACGGCATCGGCGAGGAGGCAAAGCCCTTCGACCTGACGCGCGTGCCATATCTCGCGGGTCCATCGGACGCCCTGACTTCGGGCCGCTACACGACGGTGGCGGTTCCGGGCCCCGGCCAGTGTGCGAAGACGACGGTGGCCGAGAACTGGCTGCAGCTGACGGTTGAGACCGACCCGGCCAGCTTCCTCTGGTACATGCAGACGAAGCCGGGGGTAGAGGCCTACGTCAAGAAGCGGATCGAGCCCATGATTCGGGCTCACCCCCGCATGTTGGAGCGCCTGGGCTCAGACCCCGCTGACGACAGCCTGGCGTTCAAGAACTTCGGGGTGATGCAGGCCGAGTTCCTGTCCTTCGGCAAGAACACGCTGATCAACAAGAACGCCCCGCGCATCGTCGCCGACGAGGTGGACAATTACGACCTCTCCGAGCTGGGTGAGGCGAAGCCGATGCTGGACGTCCGGCGGCAGGTCTTCGGCGAGGACAGTTGCCTGTTCCTCCTGTCTCACCCGGACCTAGCCGTCGGCATGTCGCCGGCCGGCTGGAACCGCGGGATCATGCGGGTCTACCGCGATAGCACGCGGGGCACGTGGTGGTGGCCCTGCCCGCGCTGCGGAGCGCACAGCAGCCCGAACCCGGGAGCCGCGCGCTTCATGGCGCTGGACTACGACGCGGAGGCGCCCTTGGACGAGGTGCGGGACATGGCCCGCCTCCTCTGCCCCGTCTGCGGCGGGCTGATCGAGGATCACGAGCGGCGGGCGATGAACGCCGAGGGGCGCTGGGTTGGCGTCGGCGAGGAGATTGAGGTCGAGGGTCGCGTCACGGGGCGGCTCATCGAGCACGACACGGCAGGATTCTGGATCGTCGGCGTCATGAGCCCCTTCGTGCACGGGGGCATCGGCGGGCTGGCGCGAGAGCGGGTCGCGGCGGAGCGCGAGATGGAGCGCTCCGGTGAGGAAACGACCGCCCGCCAGGTCGTGGTGAAGCAGTGGGGTTACCCGTTCGTGCCGCCGCGGAAGATCGGCAGCGTCGATGCCGAGGTGCTGGTGGAGCGTGCGGACCCTTCGCTGAAGCTGGGCGAGGTGCCGGAGTGGGTCCGCTTCATCACGGTCTGGGCTGACGTGCAGGCCAACCGCTTCGAGCCCATGTGGCGCGGATGGGGTGTGGGCGGCGAGAGCGCGGTGCTGAAAGTGGGGAAGGTGGAGGCGGAAACCGCCACCGACCCCAAGGCCTGGGACACCCTGCTGGCGCTGATGCAACGGCCGCTGCCGCTGGCGGACGGGTCGGGCCGGCTGATGCGGCCGCGCGGTGTCGGCATGGACATGGGCGGCGCCGCCGGCGTCACCTCCCGCGCCTATGAGGCTTGGCTGCGCTGGCAGCGCGCCGGGAAGGTGAGGAGACTCGGCCTCATCGGCAGCCGTGACGCGTGGGACGTGATCCTCACGCAGGGGGCGTCCAAGCCGCAGGCCGCGCGCCTGCAGGTGGTCTACCCCGATGAGGTGCGGCAATCGCGCGCCGCCAGCGCCGTGGCCCGCGGGCAGGTGCCGGTCGCGCGATTCAACGCGAACCTGTTCAAGGACGATCTCTCCGCGCAGCTGACGCGGGCTGAGCCTGGCCCCTGGTACGTGCACCTGTCGGACGAGTTGAAGGACCGCGGCGGGCCGCCGCACCCGTGGTTTGAGCAGCTGGTGGCCGAGCAGCGGATGCCGAACGGCAGCTGGCGCAAGGCGACCACCGGCGGCCGGAACGAGGCCGGCGACCAGATGGTTGGCACGCACGTCCTGGCCCGGCTGCACGGCCTCGGCCGGATCAACTGGGACAAGCCGCCGGCGTGGGCAGCGCCGCACGACACGAACACGCTGGTGGCGCTGCCGCCAGACGAGAAGCCGCCCGCCGGCCCCGCCGGCATCGTCACCACAACGGCACGCCCAAAGGGCGCGCGCCTCGCCTGAAGGAGGGTTTGATATGGCCACCAAGCTGACGCTCCTTCCCGACGGCAGCGTGCCGCGTGAGACGGTGCTGGCCATGCTGGCCGAGGCGCGCCACGCACTTCACCTGCTATCGATCGGCAAGAGCGTCGCCAGCACACAGTATAGCTCCACCGGTGGCGGCATGGGGACCACCTTCACGCAGGCCGACCGGAAGTGGCTGGCTGAGACCTACATTCCTGATCTGGAGCGTCAGGCTGGCGTGGCCGCGCTCCGCCGGCGCCGAGCTATCGGCGTGAGGTTTGGATGAGCGGCTCCAAGCTGATCCATCCGGACGGCCGGCCTGTGTCGCGCGTCGAGGTCGCGCATGCCCGCATGAAGGGGCTCGCCGGTACCACCCCCTATGACGCGGCGGACCGGCACTCGGCTGAGATGGCCGGGTGGAACCCCTGGCTCGGCGCGCCCGACCAGGAGTTGGGGCCGTACCGCGATACCATCGTGGCGCGCGTGCGCGACCTGGTCCGCAATGATGGATGGGCGTCCGGCGCGATCACCAACGTGCTGGACAGCGTGGTGGGCGCGAACCTCCGCCCGAAGCCCAAGCCCGACTTCCGCAGCCTGTCCTGGTACTCCAGCGCCTTCGACGCGACCTGGGCCGCAGAGTTCGCCATGCAGGCCTCGTCGCTCTACCGGGACTGGGCGGAGGATCCCGCGCGCTGGTGCGACGCGGCGCGTCGTCACACCCTGCCGCAGATCATCCGGCTGGGCTTCCGCCACAAGCTGGTGGACGGCGATGCGGTGGCGGTGATGCGCTGGCTTCCGGGCCGCCGCGGCTACGGCAAGGCGAGCTACGCGACGGCGGTCAAGCTCATGGACCCCGACCGCCTCTGCAACCCGAACGAGGCGATGGACACGCCCACCCTCAAGGGCGGGATCGAGCTGGACGAGGAGGAGGCAGCCATCGCCTACCACTTCCGCAGCGCGCATCCTGGCGACTGGTCCGCTGGCGCAAGGCCCTGGGTCTGGGACCGCCTCCCGCGCGAGAGCGACACCGGCCGGCCGATGGTGATCCACGACTTCGACGCGGATCGGACCGGGCAGACCCGCGGCGGCGCCGGTATCCTGGCGCCGGTCCTGTCCCGCCTTCGCATGCTGGCGAAATACGACAGCGCGGAGCTGCAGGCGGCCCTGATCAACGCCATCTTCGCGGCCTTCATCGAGAGCCCGAACGACCCGGCGCTGGTGCAGGACGCGCTCGGCACCGAGGATCTGCCCGCCTATCAGGCCATGCGGGCCGACTTCCACAACGACAAGCGCCTGCGGCTCGGGGACGCACGGATCGCGACCCTCTTCCCGGGCGAGAAGCTGACCTTCGCCAACGCGGCGCGGCCGAGCACGGCCTTCCCGCAGTTCGAGGCCGCCATGCTTCGGAACGCTGCGTCCGCGATCGGAGCCTCGGCACCCGAGATCTCGCAGGCCTGGGGCGACGTGAACTACAGCTCCGCCCGCGCGGCCGCGCTGAACGCCTGGCGGACCGTGACGCGGCGCCGCGCCGATTACGCGATGGGCTTCTGCACGCCGATCTGGTCGTGCTTCCTCGAGGAGGCCATGGACCGTGGCCTCCTTCCCCTGCCTGCCGGGGCGCCCGACTTCGTGGAGGAGCGTGCCGCCTATGCGCGCTGCGCCTGGTACGGCCCTGGCCGCGGCTGGATCGATCCCGTGAAGGAGAAGCAGGGCGCGGTGCTCGGGATCCAGAACTATCTCAGCACCTATGAGCAGGAGGTCGCGGAGAACGGCGGCGGTGACTGGGAGGAGACCATGGCCCAGCGCGCCGTCGAGGAGGCGACCCGCAAGCGCCTCGGCCTGCCGGACCCGCTCGGCGCCCGCGCGTCGAAGATCATGAAGGGCGGCGAGGGCAGCAAGGCGGAGGACGCGGCAGAGGACGCAGCGGCCGATGGCTTCGGGGCAGAGGAGCCGATCGAATGAGCCAGCTCGCACGTCGTGGCCTGTTTGGTCTTCTCGCTCTCCTGCCCGCCTTGGCGCGCGCAACACCCGCACCGCTGCGCGAGGTCTCGATGACCATCAGGCTGGAGGGCGCAGACGCCTTCGAGGCAGCGATGCTGCGGAGCGTGGCGTCCGCCACCGGCTCCTCCTACCTTGACGTCTACCGGGATTGGGTGGCGACGAGCTACGCCACGGCGTTCGACGTGCCGCCCCCAGGTTGGGACACGCTGGAGAACGTTCGGTGACCGGCCCCGACCTGTTCCCCAGCCTAGCCCAGCGCATTTTCAACACCCCTTTGGCGCTTCACCCGCGCAAGGCGGAGATCGCGCTGGCGGCGCTCGCCGAGCGGATGGGCGTGGCGCGCGTGGTGCGCGCCGATGGCGCCGAGATGGGCGCCTTCGAGGATGACGACGGCCTGGGCTTCGATGAGGAGGCCCGGCCGCGCCGCGTCGGCTACGACATGGTCGAGGGCGTGGCGGTGATCCAGGTCGAGGGCATGCTGGTCCAGAAGACCGGCACCCTGCGGCCCTACTCCGGTATGACGGGATACGACGGGCTGCGGGAGAACTACCTGACCGCGCTGGAGGATCCGAGCGTCGAGGCCATCGTGTTCGATCAGAACAGCGGTGGCGGTGAGGTCGCGGGCTGCTTCGACTTCGTGGACCTGATCCACGCGAACAAGGGCCACAAGCCGACCTGGGCCATCTGCGCGGAGTGCGCCTATTCGGCGGCCTACGCCATCGCCAGCGCCTGCGACTACATCACCGTGCCCCGCACCGGCGGGGTGGGCAGCGTCGGCATCGTGACGATGCTGGTGGACTATTCCCGCGCCATCCGCGCGGACGGGCTGGAGGTGCACTTCATCCGCTCCGGCGAGAAGAAGATGCTGGAGACGGTGCAGTCCTATCGCGGCGTGAAGCGCGACCTGCTGGAGCGCCTGCAGCGCGACGTGGACAGCATGGCCACCCTCTTCCACGAGACGGTGGCCCGCAACCGCGGCCTCTCCGTCGCGGCCGTTCGCGCCCAGCAGGGCGATTACTACCTCGGCGCCCAGGGCGTGAGCCTCGGTCTCGCCGACGCCGTCATGTCGCCGGACGAGGCGATGACGGCCCTCTTTGCGCAGCTGGACGCGCGCCAGCCCGCGTAACCCGGCGGCGCATCCCGCGCCCGCCATTCCGGAAGGAACCGACGATGTCGAACCGCTCGCTGGCGGGCCGGGTGAGCGCGTTTGCGCACCTGGTCGGCGCCCGCCGTACCAAGGCCGTGGAGGACGAGGCGCCGCCCGCCGACACCACGACCACCGAGGGCGCTCCCGCCACCACCGAGGAGGTGGAGGAGGTCCAGGAAGAGGTGGACGAAACGAAGGACAAGGTGAACGAGCTGGAAGAGCGCATCGAGGCGCTCGAAGGCACCGAGACCACCGAGGACACGGACGTCGAGCCGGAGGAGCCCGCCGCTAAGAAGGCCTGGCAGGCCGGCCGTCGCGCTGGCGCCAAGGCCGAGCGCGCCCGCGGCGCCGCGATCTTCGGCGCCCAGGAGGCCGCATCTAATCCGGCGCTCGCCGCCAGCCTCGCCTTCGAGAGCGACGTGCCCGTGAAGCAGGCCGTGGCGCTGCTGCGTGCTGGTGCCGCTGGGGCTGGCGCACCGCGCAAGGGCGGGCTGGACCAGCGCATGCAGCGCCAGCCGCAGCCGCCGCTCACCGGCGGGGCTCAGGGCGGCGGCGCCGCGCCGGAGGGCAGCGCCCAGGCGATCATCGACCGCATCACCGCCGCCGGCCGCGCCGTCGGCGTCGTCCCCGCGAAGCGCTGAAAGGAGCCCACCATGGCCGCCAACCCTCCGCAGGTCCCGGGCTTCCGCTCGGAGACCTACAACCCGGACCGGCTCATCGCCGGCTCGGCTGATCTCATCACCGAGACCGCCGTCATTGCGGCTGGTGCCAACCTGGAGCGCGGCACGCTGCTCGGCGTGATCACCGCCAGCGGCAAGTTCACCCAGTCGCTCACCGCCTCCAATGACGGCAGCCAGACCCCGGTCGCCATCCTGGTGGACTATGCCCCCGCCGCCTCGGCCGACGTGACCGCCGGCATCTACGTCGCAGGCGAGTTCAACGAGAACGCCATCATCTACGGCACCGGCCACTCGGCCGCGTCCGTGAAGGCGGGGCTGCGCGCGCGCGGCATCTACCTGAAGACCCCCATCCCGGCCTGACCGGCAGCCTGAAGGAGAGCACCGGCCATGCCCGGCATCTATGATCCCGTTGTGCTGGTGGGGGTGGTTCGCTCCCTCATGCGGCCGAAGAGCTTCCTGCTCGACACTTTCTTCCCGAACGTCATCACGGCCACCACCGAGGAGGTCGCGATCGACATCGAGAAGGGGAACCGGCGTCTTGCACCGTTTTGCTCCCCGCTGGTCGAGGGGAAGCTGGTCGAGGGCGTGGGCTACACCACGAACCTCTTCAAGCCCGCCTACATCAAGGACAAGCGGGCGCCCGACCTGCTGAAGCCGGTGCGGCGCGCGATCGGCGAGGCCATCGGCGCCGGCGAACTGACCGGCGCCCAGCGCGAGGAAGCGAATCTCGCGCTGGAGATGGCGGACCAGATCGACATGATCGTCCGCCGCATGGAGTGGATGGCCGCCAGTGCGCTGCGCGCCGGCACCGTCACCATCACTGGCGAGGGCTTCCCGACGACGGTGGTGAATTTCCAGCGCGACGCCGCGTTGACCATCGCGCTGACCGGTGACGCGCGCTGGGGCCAGACCGGCGTCATCCCGGGCGACACGATCGAGGATGCGGTCACGCTGGTCATGCAGAAGTCGGGCGCGGCGGTGACCGACGTCGTCTTCACCCCCGGCGCCTGGCGCAAGTTCCGCACTGATCCCTTCGTCAAGGACGCCATCCAGTCGCCGAACAACACGGACGTCTCGATTGCGCTGGGCGGCGGCGTGGCGCAGGGCGGCATGTTCAAGGGCACCTGGGGCAGCTACCGCCTCTGGCTCTTCAACGACTGGTACACCGACCCCGTGGACGGGCAGCTGAAGCCTTTCCTGCCGGACGGCACGGTGATCCTGGGCTCGGCCGCGATCGAAGGCCGCCGCATGCACGGCCTGATCAAGGACCCGAAGTTCAACTACCAGCCCATGGAGTTCGCGCCGAAGTCCTGGCTGACCGAGGACCCCGCCCAGCGACTGCTGATGATGCAGTCCGCTCCCATCGTCGTGCCGTTCCGGCCCGACGCTTCCGCCTCGATGATGGTGATCTGACATGGCCCAGACCCCACGCAGCCAGAGCGCGACCGGTGACGCCCCCCGTTCAACGGTCGCGGCGCCGGCCACCCCTGCCAGCGCCCCCGCCGCTGCCCCTGCCGCCGCGTCGGCCACTGCCGCCTCCGCCCCGGCCGCGACCGTCCCGAGTGGCGCCACGGTGAAGGTCGAGACGCCGCCCGCTGCGGCGCAGCCCGGCCCGACCAGGCGCGTCGTCGCCGTCGGCTCCTTCCTGGGCGGTACGCCCACGGAGCCGGAGACGATCGCACCGGGTGCGGAATGCGACCTGCCGGAGAAGGAGGCCCGCCGGCTGGTGGACCTCGGCCTGGCACGCTGGCCGGGCGAGGCCGCGAGCGCCGTCAGCCCCTATGACGAGGCGATCAAGGACACCACGGCCAAGATCGGCGAGGGCAAGGCCGACGAGGCCGAGCAGCGCGTCGAGAACCACGGCCGGGAAGACTGACGGCCGTGTCCCTGAACCCCGGCTTGCTGGCGCTTGAGGCCAATCTCGAGACGTTCGGCAAGCCGGTCACCTACACCTCCCCGGATCAGATGGTGGAACTGACGGATCTGACCGGGCTCATGCTCAAGGTGCCGGTCCCGGTGGGACCGGACGCCGAGGACACGGGCGGGATCGTCCAGACGCGCGACGTCCTGCGCCTCCTCGCCTCTGACTTCCCGGACGGCGTCGAGCCCGAGCAGGGCGCCCTGGTCACGGTCGACGGCGAGCCGTCCCGCGTGTTGGACGTCCAGAGCGACGCGAACGGGTGGCACGACATGCCCTTGGGCGCTGCTGCATGAGCGGTTCCGTCCCTTCCGGCCCCGGCTGGCGCGCCGATGTCCGCAATACCGTCGCCGAGATCCTCCGCCTGTCCATCCCTGATCTGGGCGGACGGGTCTTCCGCGCGCGGGTCTTGCCGGTGGGGGGCGACGCCAAGCCGGCCCTCCTGATCTACGGCTATGCCGAGAAGAAGGAGCTGCTGAACGAGGGCGGCTGGCAGCACCAGTTCCGCGTCACCTCCGCCATGGTCATCAAGGTGCTGACGGAGAACGCCGACGCCGAGGCCGCCGAGGCTCAGTGCGAGGACCTCGCGGGCCAGGTTGAGCGGGCCATTCTGCGCTCGGCGAAGCTCTTCAGTCCTGAGGACGGCAAGCTGGAGCGCTGCGCCGCCGTGACGACGCAGATCACGGCCGAGCAGAAGGACAGGTTCGCTGAGGCCGAGGCCACCATCGAGTTCCAACTGGTCTGGGCTGAGGTCTTCACCATGGCAGAGCCCGACACCTCCGAATGTGACGAGGTCACCATCGGCCTCTCTGATCCTTCCATCCCGAACCCGTAGGAGCCCGCCATGTACGTGAAGCCCGCCAAGGGCCTGCAGGTGCCGGACCCGGAACTGCGCGACTACCTCCCGAAGGAGGGCCGCGAGGTCTCCCCGTCCGAGTACTGGACCCGCCGGCTGCTCGACGGGGACGTGAAGGAGACCGAGGCGCCGCGGGAGCCCAAAGCCAAGCCCGAGGCCGCCGCCCCACAGCGCGCTGCCGACGCGCCCGTTCTGCCGAAGGAGTAGCCGTCCGTGGTCTCGTTCAACGAAATTCCCGCCGGCGGCGCACTCCGCGTTCCGCTGTTCTTCGCCGAGCTTGACGCCACCGGCGCCAACCGCGGCGGCCGCCTCCCGAAGACGCTGATCATCGCCCAGCAGCTCAGCACCGGCACCCTCACTCCCGGCGTGCCCGTGCTGAGTGAGGGCGTTGCCTGGGCGAAGCAGACGGCAGGCCAGGGGTCCATGGCGGCGCTCATGCTGGAGAAGTACCGCGCCCGCGACGACTTCGGGCCGGTCTATCTGCTTCCCCTGGCGGACGACGCTGCCGCCACGGCGGCCGCCGGGACGCTCACGGTCACGGCCGCGCCGACCGCCGCCGGCACCTTCGTGCGCAAGATCGCCGGGCAGCGCGTGGCGGTGCCGGTCTCGGCCGCCCAGACGCCAGCGCAGATCGCGACGGCACTCGCCACCGCCATCAACGCTCTGCCGGATCTGCCGGTGACGGCCTTGGCCGCCACCAACGCGGTGACCATCACGGCGAAGAACAAGGGGCTGGCCGGGAACGAGATCACGGTCACGAGTACCGATGACGCTCAGCCGCCCGGGCTGGCGGTCACCGTCGCGCAGCCCACCGGCGGCGCCGGGAACCCTGTGACGGGCCTGACCAATGCGCTGGCGGTGCTCGGCGACAACGACTTCGACTTCATCGCCCTACCTTTCACGGACACGTCCAGCCTGGACGCCGTGAAGGCGCACCTGGCGACCCGCTGGGCCTGGTCGAAGATGCTCTATGGGGGCGCCTTCGCCTGCGTGCGCGGCACCCTCGGCGGGGTCACCACCATCGGCGCCGCGCGGAACGACCCGCATGTCTGCCTGATGGGCGTCGACAGCGCGCCTGAGCCGGGGTGGATCTGGGCGGCCGCTATCACCGCCGCCGCGGCGGTCAGCCTCCGGGCGGATCCTGGACTGCCGCTGCAGACGGTGGCGCTCAACGTCCAGCCGCCGCCGCTGGAGAAGCGCTGGGGCCTGGGCGATCGCAACGCCCTGCTGTTCTCAGGCATCGGTACCTTCACGGTGGGCGACGACGGGCAGGTCCGCATCGAGCGCCTGATCACCACCTTCCAGAAGAACGCCTTCAACCAGCCGGATGACAGCCTGCTGGACGTGGAGCGGCTCTACCTCACTGCCGCCATCCTGCGGCGCCTCCGCACCTTCGTGGAGAGCACCTATCCGCGGATGAAGCTGGCGGACGATGGGACGACCTTCCGCCCCGGCAACCGCATCGTCACGCCCGGCATGATCCGGCGGGCTATTGCTGCGCAATACCGGAGCATGGAGCGGGACGGGCTGGTGCAGAACAGCGACGCTTTCGCCCAGGCCCTGATAGTCGAACGTGACAGCCAGAATCGGTGCCGAGTGAACGGGGTGCTGCCGATCGTGCCGATCGACCAGCTGCGCCAGGTGGCCATCCAGGCCCAGCTCCGGGACGCCGTCGGCGTCGCCGGGACGCTCTAAGGAGGAGCGACGATGTCCGACAGCATGCGCCGGATCTCCGGCACCTCCTACGCGACCGTGGATGGGCTCAGCGTCCCGAACGCGGGAAACCCGGGGTACCGCGCCTCCCGTGTGATCCGCGAGACCCTGACCGGAGAGGACGGTGTGCATGGCTACAGCGAGAAGCCGCAGCCAGGCATGATCAAGTTCCAGGCCCGCGACATGGTCGGCATCTCGGTCAACGACTTCGAGGATGCCACCGGCGTCACCGTCGAGCTGGTGCTGGCTAACGGCAAGGTCGTGACCGGCACCGACATGTGGTGCGTGACCGCGCTGGAGGTGAACGGCACGGATGCGACCTTCGACCTGGAATTCCACGGCGACCTGGTCACGGTGGAGGGCTAGCCGGTGGACACTCCCGTCCAGACCACGCTCACCATCACCTTCGACCCGCCGATCACCTTCGGCGAGAAGTCCGCCTCTGAGGTGACGCTCCGCGAGCCCACCTCGGAGGAGTACGACCAGGCCATGGGGAAGCCGGGCTTCGGCCTGGCACGCCACCTCATGGTGGTCATCGGCAAGCTTCCGGCGCCCATCGCCGCAAAGGTGCCCGTCTCGAAGATGGTGCAGGCCGACGCGTTCTTCGCGCAGTTCGTGCGCGCCGCGCCGGAGCCGGATCAGTCGATGCCGCAGGAGCCCCAGGAGGGCGATGCCGAGATCTTCGCGAGCATGGCGCTCCGTGAGCCCACCATCGAGGAGCTGGAGCGCGCGGGCGGTGGCTATCGGGGCACCGCGAAACTGGTTGCCTACGTGACGGGCATTCCGCTGCAGACCGCTCTGCGCATGCCGGTGAGCGTGGCAGAGCGTGCCGCGGACTACTTCGCGGGTTTCGTGACGCCCTCCCCAGCAATTGGGAACAGCTGATCGCTGATCTCACGAACTTCTTCCCCGGCTGGGGGCCGCAGGACGGGTGGAACCTGACCCCCACTCGCCTGCTGTGGTGGGCGGAACAGGCAATCAGGATCAGGGACAAGGGGGCAGGGCGTGGCGACTGAGGCCGTTGGCAACCTTGCCGTAACCATCACCGCCGTGGACCGGGCGACCGCGACCATCGAGAGGGTGCGGGACCGTGTTGGGGCGGTGACGGAGCCCACGCGCCAGCTGCAGGCGGCTTTTGGCCGGCTAGGCGATGCCACGGGGATCAACCGCCTCTCGGCCGCGATGGGAGCCGCGACGGGCCACGCGACCTCCCTGGCTCGGACAGTGGCGACGGCGGCCCTGCCGCTGGCCAGCGGCGGCATCATCGCGAGCACCGGCGCCATGGCGGCGAACTTCGTGCGGACGGGAAAGACCCTGCTGGAAGGCGCGCGGAGCCTCAGCATGTCGGTTTCCGACCTCGATGCCTTCCGGCAGGCGGCGCGCATGGCGGGCGTGGGGGCGGAGGAAGCGCAGGCCGGGCTGGAGGCGTTCGAAGGCACGATCAACGACGCCTTCTTCAACCGGAATGGCGTCGCCGCTGCTGCGTCCAGGATGGACCGCCTCGGGTTCTCGCTGCGAGACAGTGTGACAGGGGGCGCGCGCAGTGGCGCCGACGCGCTGGGCGACCTGGCGGAGGCCTATGCCAAGCTGAACCACGATCCGAACGCCCAGGCGGAGTTTGCCCGGATCTGGAATGTCCAGCCTCTCGACAAGTTCCTGCGGCGCGGTCGCGAGGGTGTTGCCGAACTTACCCGCCAGGCGCGCGCTCGCGGCGTCATGTCGGAGGAGGAGGCGAAGCAGGCCAAGCGGCTTGGCGAACAGTGGGATCGGATGCTGTTCAGCGGGGAGCGCCTGACCACGATGGTCGGCGCCGCGCTCGCTCCTTCCATGGAGCATGCGCTCGTCCGCATGAATCGCTGGGTGCTGGCAAATGAGAAGTGGCTGGCGACGAACATCTCCGCGCGCATCGAGGAGGTGGGGCGCGGGACGGGGACATTCGTCGGGGCTGTCGATAAGGCCGTGACCAGCACCATCGGGTGGGAGCGCGCGACCATCGCCCTCGAAGCGCTGCTGGCGGCGAAGCTCCTGAAGACGCTCACCGGCGTCAATGCCGCGGCGCTGGCGCTGAGCGTGCTGCGCCTGCCGCCTTGGGCTCTGGCCCTGCTGGGTGCCGGTGGCCTGGTCGCCGGCAACAGCCTGATCGACCGGCGCGCCCTCCAGGATGCGACAAGGCAGGGTGCTGCCGATCGCGAGGCCGGGCGGACCGGCTGGACCATCGGTGGGCGCCCGGCCGGCGAGGCGTGGGACGGCTTCCGCAGGATGTTCGGGTTCGGCATGGAGACGGCGCCCGGCCCGGCCGGCTTCCCGAACGGGGCGCGGATGCGCGGCGCCCAGGACCTCAGGGGAGCCGCGAGGATCCCCGGACAGCTGGAGCCCGACATCGAGCGGCGGGTGCGGGAGCGCGCGTCCGCGCATGGAGTGGATCCGGACTTCGCGGTGCGCATCGCGCGGATCGAGGGCGGTGGGCGGAACAGGGTATCTCCGGCCGGCGCGATGGGGCCGATGCAGCTTATGCCTGGCACCGCCAGGATGCTGGGTGTGAACCCGCAGGACGTGGACCAGAACATTGACGGCGGGGTTCGCTACCTGCGCCAGCTCCTGAACCGCTTCGGCGGCGACCAGCGCGCGGCGGCGGCGGGCTACAACGCCGGCCCGAACCGAGGCTCGGTCCACTCCTTCGCCACGACAGGCAACGCAGCCGGGCTGCCCCGCGAGACGCAGGAGTATGTCCGCAGCCTTGACGCGCTGAGCCGGACGGCACCTGCCCAGGGCCCGGCACCAGGTCCACGGCTCGCACCTGCGGCCCCGAGCCCCCTGGACGGAGGGAGGCCGCAGGCCATGAACGGCCGGGTGGATGTCAATGTCCGGCTGGCCGGAGCCCAGCAAGGAACCGTGGCAACGGCCAGCGGCGAGGGCATTGCGCATGTAGCGCCGCCCCTCGTTGAGACCGCCATGACCGGCTGGGGTGGGCGGTGAGCGGCTCCATCAGCGGCTGGCGCGCGAGCCTCCGCCCCGCCTCATGGCGCGGCGTTCCGTTCCAGGTGTCGCAGAGCGAAGCCATCGCCGGCCGGCGCGTCCATGTCCACGAGTATCCGTTCCGGGACCTCCCCTGGGCCGAGGATCTGGGACGTCGGACGCGGGGCATCGTCATCCGGGGATACCTGATCGGGGACGACGTCGCCGACCAGCTCCAGGAATTGCAGGACGCTGCCGAAGAGAAGGGCTCAGGCCAGCTGGTCCATCCGCTTCGGGGGGACCTCGATGTCACACTGATCAGCCTGGGCAGCTCCGATGCCTGGGACGAAGGCCGCGTGGTGCGGATCATCATGGAGTTCGTGGAGACCGGCGAACGCCGCTTTCCAGCGAGCGCGGTGGATGGCCAGGCCGATGTGAACGCTGCTGCCAACGCGCTGGACCAAGCGGCGGCTGAGAGCGGCGAGAAGGGCATCCTGGAGAGGCTCAAGGAGGGCTACGAGGGAGCCCAGCGCGTGGCGAAGACAGTCAAGGGCTACATCGCTACCGCGAGGCGCTATGTGAATAGTACCATCAGCACTGTCCGGAGCGTGACTTCGGTCCTTAGCCTGGTGCCGGGCCTGGGCAAACTTGGGCGCTTCATCAACCAAGGCACCGGCCGCGTCAGCGGGACGATCGGGAAGGTGAGCCGGGCCACGAATGGCGTCTCCTCAGCGCTGACCGGCATCAATTCCGCCCGCGCCAATGTGGGGCGGCTCGGCAACAGGGTGGCTTCTCTGGTGGACAGGCTGTGAGCACCGTCACGGAACTTGTCGCCGCGATCCAGGCCATGGTGGCTGGCGTGGCGGAGGCCGCGGACGATCCGGCCGACCGCATCCGCGTGCTGACGGCGCTGGCAGTGGCGGAGGTCCCGGCAGACGGAGATGCCGCGGCCGCAGCGGTCTGGCGTCGCTCCGCTCTGGCAGCCCTCGCGCGCGCCTCAGCGGCCTATCAGCCCGGATCCTATGACGAGGCGATCGGCTTGCGCGACCGGATCTGCTCGCTGCTGGAAGCGGAAGAGGTGATAGCGGCCGACGCTGGAGAGGACGCCGTGGCCAGCGCGCTGCGCCGCCTCCGTGGCGCGGTCGACCGTGATCTGCGTGGCCGCGGGGCGAGCCTGTCGCCCCTGCGCGACCTGATGTGCGACACGCCGCAGCCCGCCATCGCGATGGCGCACCGCCTCTACGGCGATGCGCGGCGCGAAGAAGCTCTGGTGGAGCAATGCGGCGACGTGCCGAACCCGTGCTTCATCTCGGGCGCCTTCAAGGTCAGTGCCCGCTGATCGCCTGCGGAGAGAGGTCAAAGTGGCCGAGGACAATCAGCCGATAGAGGTGCCCGAGGTTACGGTCACCGATGAGGAGTTCCCGCTGCCACTTCCACCGCCGCCAGCACCCGGCGAGCCCGATGACGACGAACTCTCGCTCGCGGTTGATGGTCGCATCTACCGCGGCTGGGACAGCGTCGCGGTCACGCGCGGTTGCGAGCGGCTGCCGTCCTCCTTCACGGTGACGCTCACCGAGCGCTTCCCTGGCGAGGCGGACATCATCATCGAGCCTGGCGCCCTCTGCCTGGTGCGGCTCGGTCGCGATCCGGTGCTCACCGGCTATATCGACCGCTATGTTCCCGCGATCGACGGGAAGTCACACACCGTCACCATTGTAGGGCGGTCGAAGTGCCAGGACCTGGTGGACTGCTCGGCCATCCTGCCGGGACAGCAGCTGAGTGGCCTGACCGTGGCCGAAATCGCAAGGAAGCTCGCCGCGCCCTACGGTATCTCGGTTTCCGCGCCGACCGACGATGGTCCTCTTGTCCCGCAGCTGAACCTGATCTTCGGCGAGACGCCGTGGGACGTGATCGAGCGGCTGTGCCGTGTGGCCCGCTTCCTCGCCTATGACGACGCGGACGGGAACCTCGTACTGGCGCCGGTCAGCGGCGAGACGCATGCGAGCGGCGTGCGGGAGGGCGACAACGTGCTGGCGGCGGCCGGCCTGTTCTCAGCGGATGGTCGCTACAGCGAGTACCATGTGCACCTGCTGTCCACGACGCCGCTCTTCCAGGTGGACCAGGCTGCCGGCGGCACCGGTACCCTGCCACCGGCGGGAAGCGCGAGCGACGAGGGTGTTCGGAGGCTTCGGCGGCACACCTCCATCCTGGAACATGCCGGCCCGATGGATCCGCAGGTGCTGGCGCAGCAGCGCGCGGAGTGGGAGGCGGCTCGGCGGCGAGGACGGTCCGAGACCCTGCGTGTGCGTGTGGACAGCTGGCGCGACAGCGCCGGCGAGCTGTGGCAGCCCAACAAGCGGATCTCGGTCATGGTTGCCTCCTGCAAGGTGCGCATGGCGACCTGGGTTGTCGGAGAGGTGACCTATCGGCGAGGGCTCGGTGGCACGACCGCCGATCTCACACTGATGCCGCCTGAGGCATTCTCGCCCGAGTACGTGCCCTATCTGCCGTTCAACTTTCAGCTCTCCGAGGCTGCCCGCCAGGGGGAGGAAGCTGCTCAGCGGCGCCCGGAGGGCGGCCAGTGACCGCGCTTCGAACCATCGCCGGACGCGTCGGAATGATCTTCGGGGTCGGCAAGATCCTGGCGATCCGCACCGATCGAGGCACAGGGCGGGCCACGATGACGGCTCAGGTGCAACTCCCCGAGACGGGAGAGGTGCGGGACGACACGCCCATCCTCTCCGTCTACGGCCTGACGTCGCGGCCGAGACCGGGAGCTGATGCCGCGGTGGCCTTCCTCGGCGGGAACCGTGGCGCCGGGGTAGTCATCGCGACGAGCGATGGGCGCTTCTCCGTCCAGCTCGCGGATGGAGAGGTGGCGCTGCACACCCACGAGGGCGCGAAGGTGCATCTGAGGCAGGGCGGTGCCGTGGAGATCGTGGCGCCCGGCGGGCTGACCATCACCGCGCCGTCGCTCACTCACAACGGCCGGAACATCGGCGGCACGCACCGGCACTCCGGGGTCGATCCGGGAGGCGGCACGTCTGGGGAGCCCATCGGATGAGCACGGTCGCAATCGCCTGGGACAACCTTACCGGGCGCGGGGATTGGGCGCGTGACGCCGACGGACGGCTGGTGGTCGGTTCCGATCTCGAGGCGGCGATCTGGGTGAGCCTCTTCACGGACCGGCGCGCGGCGCCGGATGACAAAATCACGGACGGCACCGACGACCGGCGCGGCTGGTGGGCCGACGCCTTCAGCGACAAGGCGATCGGCAGCCGGCTCTGGCTGCTCGACCGGGCGAAGCGCACCGAGGAGACCCGGCGCCGCGCCGAGACCTATGCCCGCGAGGCCCTCGCCTGGCTGGTGGAGGACGGCATTGCCGCCCGGGTGGACGTCACGGCCGAATGGGCTGGGCCGACCTTCCTTACGATCCTGCCGGTGGTGACCCACCGCGACGGCCGCCGCGCCGATTACCGCTTCGACTGGGCCTGGCTGGGAGCTTCCTGACGCATGCCATTTGTTCGTCCCGGCCTGTCGGAGCTGATCCGGCAGTCGCTGACCGATCTCGCCCAGGCGATGGGCCTGCAGGCGGTCCTGCGCTGGCGACCTGAATACGCCATGGGCAAGGCGGTGGCCGGCCTGGTGAACGGGCTTTACGGCTACCTGGACTGGATTGCGAAGCAGGCGGTCCCGGGCACCTCCACGGGCGAGTATCGCGCCGACTGGGCAGCCCTGAAGGGCGTCTTCCCGAAGGAGGCGACCTTTGCCTCCGGGACCGCGACCTTTCCCGGTGTTGAAGGCATGTCTCTGCCGACCGGAACCGAGGTTCGGCTGGCTGATGGCAGCGCGACCTATCTGGTCACCGCCGGGGCAACGGCCGGTCCAGACGGGATGGTCTCGGTACCGATGACAGCGACCACCAGCGGTCCCGCCGGGAACGTGGCGGCCGGCACGACCCTGGTGCTGGGCACGGCGGTGGCGGGCATCTCTTCCGCTGGCGTCGCCGACGGCCCTCTGACGGGCGGCGCCGCGGCGGAGGATGTCGATAGCGATGAGTTCCTGACGCGCACGCTGCTGGCCTATGCCGAGCCGGCGCAGGGCGGCGCTGCGGGGGACTATGCCGTCTGGGCGCTGCAGGTGCCTGGCGTCACCCGCGCCTGGGTGAGCCCGAACGGGATGGGCCCGGGGACGGTGGTGGTCCGCTTCATGATGGACGCCGCGAACGCCGATGACGACGGCTTCCCCCAGGGCACGGACGGTGTGGCAACGGATGAGCCACGGGACACGGCCGCGACCGGCGACCAGCTCGCGGTCGTGAACCACATCTTCCCGCTCCGCCCGGTCACGGCCCTGGTCTATGCGGCGGCGCCGTCGCCCTACGGCATCACCGTGACGATCGATGACATGCAGGGAGACACCCCCGAGATCCGGGCAGCCGTGCAGGCTTCCCTGGTCGCCATGTTCCGCCTGCGGGGCACGCCCGGCGGCACGATTTATCCGTCGGAAATCGCGGCGGCGATCGACGCGGCATCGGGCGTGGAGCGCTTCACTCTGGCATTCCCGACCACCGCCATCACCGCCCCGGATGGCGCACTGCCCGTCCTGGGCCTGCTGAGCTGGACCTGACCCATGGCCCGGAACCAGGCGCGCTCGGTCGCGGCCTATGTCGCCGTGCTTCTCTCGCTGCTGCCTCGCGGGCGGATCTGGCCGCGCGATCCGGACAGCACCCTCGCGGCCGTTGCCCGCGGACTGGCGCCCACGGCTCAGCGGCTGGACGAGCGCGGGGTGGCTCTCCTGGTGGATGCCTTTCCCAGGAGCACCGTGGAGTTGCTCCCCGAGTGGGAGCGGACGGTCGGCCTGCCGGATGCCTGCTCCGGCTTGGCGCCCACGCTGCAGCAGCGGCAGGCACAGGTGGTTGCGAAGCTGATCGCGGTTGGTGGGCAGTCCATCCCCTACTTCGTCAGTGTGGCCGCGGCGCTCGGCTACGAGATCGAGATCGAGGAGTTCGCGCCGGCGCGGGCGGGCGTCTTCAGCGCGGGCGATCCGCTCTACGGCGAGGCCTGGGCGCACGCGTGGCGCGTGAACGCTCCTGAGGTCACCGTCACCTACTTCGTGGCAGGCGGCTCCTCCGCCGGTGAGCCGCTCGCGGCGTGGGGCAACGAGGTCTTGGAATGCGTGCTGTCACGCATCAAGCCGGCCCACACCAACCTGATCTTCGCATACGGGAGCTGACATGAGGCGGATCAAAAGTCCGACGGCGGTAGCGTCGCGGCCGGCGGTGCCGGCACTGACGGGCGCTGAAGGCTACTTCACCAACGGCAATCCGGGCGCGGGCGTACCGGCCACGGTGGTGCCGGACTGGTGGCTGAACATGATGCAGGACGAGTTCCTGGCCATCCTTGCTGCTGCCGGGATCGCTCCGGATACGGCGGGCACCGTCAACAATCAGATCATGGCGGCCCTGCGCGCCATGTTCGGCGGCACCGGCCTCCTCGGCGCCAACGGCTACATGCGCCTGCCCGGCGGACTGATTATGCAGTGGGGCTACAACGGGACAGAGGTGGGCGGCAACGTCAACTTCGCCTTCCCGCTCACCTTCCCGAACGCCTGCCGCATTGTCCTAGCCATGGAAGCATCTGCCGACGGATGGGGCCCCGGTTCCTGCCGGGTATTTGGCTGCAATCTCAAGACGCAGGCAGGAACGATCATCAGTTCGGCCGTCGTGACATCGGGCAGCGTGACGTTTGGCAGTGCGGCCTTCTTCTGGCTCGCTCTGGGGGATTGAACATGGCAGACGAACTCGGTCAGAAATACGTCGTCATCGACGCTGAGGGCCGCGCACTGGCTTTCTATGCTGCTGGCTTCAATCCGACGATCCCGGCGGATGCTATCCCGATCTCGGATGAGGTCTGGGCCGAATGGTCGCAGGCGAGCCAGCGGAAGCTCTGGCAGGACGGCGCGCTGGTGGATGCGCCGGCGCCTGTTCCGGGGCCTGCACCTGTGCCCGCCTCCATCACTGCCCGGCAGGCCCGCCTTGCTCTGCTGCAGGCCGGTCTGCTGGATCAGGTGGACACGGCGGTCGCCGCCGCCGGTCGAGCAGCGCAGCTGGAGTGGGAATACGCCACCACGATCGACCGCGGCAGCGCCCTGGTCGAAGGTTTGGCTGCGAGCGTGCCGCTCACCGAAGCGCAGTTGGACGCGCTCTTCACGGCCGCAGCGGTCCTATAGCCGCCCCCTAATCCGTCCGCCTGACAACCGCGCGCCGTTGTGCTGCGCGGCGCTCCCGCATGCGAGGTGCCCATGAATGCCTTCTCTGCTTCGGTCGCGCTCGACCCGGCCGGGACGCTGCAAAACCGTCTCGGCCGGCTCTGGATCGGCGATACGGCCGATGCCGTGGCGCAGTTCCTGAATGTCGTCCGCGCGCCGCGGCAGGTCGATGGCGTGGAGTTCCTGTGGCGCAGGCCTGACCTACTCGAGTTCACCACGCCCGGCATCCCAGATGCGGGAACGCCGGCGCCGTTCTGGCGGAGCAAGTGGGAGGTGGACCAGGCGGGCCGGTGGGCAGTCCGCGCCAAGTCGGCCGAGCCGGCGGTTAAGCTCGACTGGTGCTTCTTCGACGTGTTCGCGGGGCCAGGTGATGAGATTGCGCCAGTCGGTGCGATGTGGGTATCGAGCGACGGATCTCCCCTGACCACTGGTACGGGCGGAGTTCTCAGCGCACTCCGCGTCGACAAGCTGCCCCCGAGCGGAGCGCTCGCGGCCGGAGGGAAGCTGCCCTATGTCACGCCGGAGGGTGAGACCAAGGCACTCCCTGGTCAGGCGGTGATCGACGCCGCCCTCTCCACCGTCGCCCCCGCCGTCCAACAGGTCACCCAAGCCGCCGCGACCGTCGCCACCCAGGCGGGGGAGGTGGCGGGGAATGCGCAGGCGGCGCAGGAAGCGGCGGAGGCGGCTTCCCAGAGCGCCGAGCAGGCCGGGACGGCAGGGGCCGAAGCGGGATCGGCCAGTGGCGCTGAGGCGGGCTCAGCAGCAGCTCAAGCTGTTCTAAATGCGAAGGCGGATATAGCGGCACTTGATGAAGCCACGACCTTCACGGCCGGGTACACCGGGGCGGCTCCCCGTCCGCTGAAGGACTGGGCAGCCGATGGCGGGCCGTCCATCCGCGACTGGCGACTGTCTACTGACCCCGTGAACGACTGGGGGAGCACCATCGATCGGGCGGCGCAGGCGGTGTCGAATGCCGGCGGAGGATCGCTGCGTGTTCCTGTCGGCGTCTTCGTGCTGGATCAGCCGCACACCCCTAAGAGCGGCGTGATCCTCACTGGATCAGACCGGCGACAGGCGATCCTACAAAAGTCAGGGGGGTCAAATACATTCGATCTGATCCACATTTCGGGGGCGGTGTCTAACATCGCTCTCCGAGAGCTTGGTCTTGACGGTAATCGGCGCGCCCAAACTGATGCGGCAGCGGCTCAGTCTACCATTGCAATTGATGATCCAACCACAACAGCCAGTGACTGCCGGATAGAGCGGTGTCGCATCTGGCAGTGGTCGCAGCAAGGCATGGGCGTACACGTTAAGGGTTACCGGGGCGTTATCCTCCATGACAACGACATTGAAGACGGTGGAGACCCGAGCCTATATCACGCCATCTACACGCGGCGATGCAGCGACGTTGCCGTGACATGGAACCGCATCAAGAACGCTCTCGGGCAAGGCGTTAAAGTAGTTGATAATCAAGTCAGCGCCTACGACTGCCTGGTTGCGTACAATCGAATTGAGGGCGGTAATCGAGGCATCGCTGTCAGCGATGTGGACGACGTAACCATCATCGGAAACCGCATTTACAACATGGTTTCTGAAGGCATTCGTCTTGGGACCGAGAGCGAACCGAGCCTCACTAACGCTCAGATCCTTTCAAATCGCATTGCCTTTGCGGGGGACGGCATCGTTCTGGTAGCGGCCCATCGCACAATCGTTCAAGGCAACGTCATTAGAGAGGCAACAGCCTCAGGCATCCAGATCAACGGTACGATTGGAACGAATGTCGAGGGTAACGCTGTTATCAACACGATTACACCCATTCCAGCAGGCCAAGGCGTGCATCAGATTACTGTTCCGCCTAGCGGAGCTTGTAGCAATCTGAAGGTGATCGGAAATCATCTTCGCTTGGGCGTTGGCGGTGGTACGTCTCGTAACGGCATCAACATCCGTGGTTCTGGACACACGGATGTCACTATCGCAGACAACGCCTTTGAAGGCGGAGGCTTCACTACCCGCGAAGCATCTTCGGTGGACTACAAGATATCGCCTCATCGGGTAATGCGTGTTGCGACGGGGAAGGTGGATGATACCACCCC